TGGGGTCTTTCCTCGCAAGAAATCCCTGACCGCTCCGCCAATAACACGGATATCAAATCCGTATTTTCGCACAACATCTATCACCTTTTTTACGTTTGGTGTGAAGATCTTTTCAAACTCGCGCAGGTCTATCGACCCTTTGATTTCAAACAGAGAAATCGGCATCACATGCTTATCCTCCAATAACCCTGCAAGTATCTAGGTTCTATTACCGCTGTCCAATATCCGTTCATCCATCGATATGTTCTTGCTGATCGCAGGTTTGCCACGTATTCGAGAGAGTCGAGGTTGCTAGATGCTTGCCATGATACTTGCCAAGACACCCCGTTAAACTCGACGATGTCATTGGCTTTTGCTGACATTGGACCCCATGCTACGCTGGTCTCTGTGGCGTCATCGGTTAACAGATACCTCTGGCCTATTGCTGCTGGTGGGAGGTTTATGTTTGGCCCGCTCGTAAGAGGATCGACTATGGCATTGATCGCCGGTAGCGTAGTTGATGGATATGTTTCGGGGTCCGGTGTCCATATGATCTTGTTTTGATCAACAGAATCAATCTCAATCCAACCAACTATGTCAGTGTTTGTTTGATCAATGTCCTCTATGGTTTTAAGCCGTATCTGGCTAGCGTTTGAACCATAGCTTCCGTATGGCTTTACGGTTCCATATAGAGTTAGCAACCTCCACCATGCTAGGTTTCCGCCGGGGTATGTGGTCTCCTGCAATCCAAGGGCTGCTAACGATCCCGGAACCACGTCGACAAACGTGTTGTTACCCGCTGAATTGTTAACAAACTGCATGCCGGTATCGTTATACATGATGCAGTTGAGATCGGTTCCGACGATCCCGCGGCGTATGTCGTTAACAGCCTTTGAAAGATCGGTGTTGGTTACGGTGCAAACGTGACCGTTCCATGAAAAGCTCATTCCCGCAAAAAGCTGCGGATTATCGGACGAGAAGGTAACCGTTGGTAGGCTCTCCTGATCCTTTGTCGATCCTGCGCTGTTGCAAAGGAGCAGATCGTAGTTTCCGTCTCTCGACGGAACGACTTTTATCGTTGCATCGCCTGGGGTTGTTATGGTCCTGGAGAAAAACTCATATTCGGTCCACTGCATGTCACGGGGATTCTTTTCCCCTTGCACGATATTGGTAACGACCTGATGTATCAGCGATTGCTTCTTTACCTTGGCAGGAGGATTGATCCATATCGGTAGCTTGAACTGGAAAGTAGCAACATCAATCGGGTTATCAGTTCCAACCGGAATGGTCCTGCTCGACCATGTGATGTTATCCATCATTTCGATATAGCTCAGGACCGTCCAATCAACCGGATTCACCGAGGTTTGGATGTCTATCGCAGGGTTGTAAAGAACGATTATCTGTTCAAGTAGCTGTTCTTTTATGTCGAGGTTGTTTGTCCATATGTCGACCTGCATGGTTAAATCATACGGAACCGGCATGTAACGTTCGACGGTGTAGCGATTGCCTATCTCGTTGGTATAGCGACCAAGCTCCTCGTCATATCGCCGTTCGTTTACCTGCACCTTTTGCACCAGTTGGGGGTCTTGCCGCCTTGATGCGTTCATGTTCAGCGAGTTAATGAAACAGGTTATGAACGGGACCGAAAGCAGCTTGTTCTCGCTGTTGCCCTTGACTATTGACGCGGCGATCCGAGATGGATCACCGTACCGGCAGGGTACGGTGATCAGTTCTTCGGTATTATTTGGGCCGTTGCGTCCGGTCTTAACGGAAAACCCGCTAAACGCTCGGATGAACTGCAAACGATACTGACGAAGCTGGGCTGAATACCAATATTGCATGTTGGTATTTAGCGGCTATTCAATCCAGCTTGATGCAGATCCTCACAGCACTGACATGCAGATGTTGTAGCGGCGCTGGCGGTCTTCCAGACCGTGTGTTCCGCCATTGATTTTTTTGGTCATGGCCAAAACATCTCCGCGATCAGCATCGGTATTGATGTTTCTGCTGTTCCAATACCAGCATGCCGATCTAACAGCCCCATCGATGTCTTGCAGCAATTCCGGCTGTTCCATGAGGATGTCATCACCATATAGTGCTTGCGAGCAGCGGAGATAGTTGTCCTTTCCAGTGACCTGTATCAATCCTCGGCCCCTGAACTTCCATCCCTCGCCACTTGACTCTGGACCGTTGCCCATGCGTCCGCCATAGACCTTGTTTGCGATCTTTTCTGGCTGCCTTTGATAAGAATTAGCTAGGTCGTCGGTTGGAAAATATCGAGGAAACACGCCTCGTAGCCCTTTTGCGCCATAGTTGAGATTTTCCTGCATGATCTTGAAATCACCACTTTCGTGCCCAGTTTGGCTCAGCCAGCCGGCAACACGAAGCTTGGTGTTGATTTGATAGGTTGGAAGTATTTCGCAAAGAGCATCGTACCACTGGCCAACCCCCTGGTTGTTAATGCACCGGGCTAGCTTTTCTGGCGTAAAATCAAAATCAAAAGACATAGTTGGTCCTCCTTTAAATGATATCTGGGTCAAGCTTTGGTTTAATTGCCGTTCTCAGATTTTGTTGTTGTTGAATGGTCGTGCCGTCGGTGAGAACGGTGGTGTTGGTGTTGTTGATGAAGCTTACCAACGTTTGGATTGCGGGTTGCCACTTGTTGCGCCAATTGGTCTGTACCCTCACCCACTTGTTGCTCTCCCTTTTAAACAACTGCGGAGGGCTGTAATCGTTGCGCAGGAAGTAATCTCCAGTTAACGGCTCGATTGGCCAAGATCTTCCGCTAGGAACCGGTGCGCTGCCATTCGGCGGTATCCCGTCTCCGGTCCATATGTCCTGCCCGAGGACGTTTGGATTTTGCCCCGGTAATATGTAAAAATGCTGTGCCTGGAAATGCCTAAACGGCACCTCCGCTTCCGCGGCCTCAACGATGGCGTTTGATATTTGATCCTCGGCTGGCTTGGTACTCAAAACGTCCTTGTTGGTTAGGAAGCCACCGTCACAATCTCCGCTTGGTACCGGATCTCCGCTGGCATCCAATATGGGTCTATCAAGTATGTCCCTGAATTCCTGCGAATCGGTTATCGGGTTACATTTAACCCTCCATATGTGCGGCCACCATGTTGGGCTATAACCTTCCGCCGGCCGCGTGCCTTCCTCTATCACGTAGAACTTGCTGATAGCGGCTGGGGATCCGAGAACCAAATCGTCTCGTTGATGCAGTATTTCTACGACATCCCCTGACATCAGCTTTCGACCTATCTGATCAACCATGTTGTTGAGATGGAAGGTTATGAAAATCGTTTCGTTGCTGAGGAACAATCCAAACTGCCGCAGATCGAACTCGGTGTCAGACACGGTGTAATGTCCTTTTAGGCTATAAACATCGGGGTCATACTTACGATCCCTGATCTCCATGTTAAGAACATCCTGTATGGTAAGCGTTGGGTCGTTCTCTCCGCTTTGATCGACGTTTACCGTTAAGGGATCATTGGTGCCCTGATCAGAAACACCTAGGTACTTGTGAACGTAAAATTCGGTCCCGCCGACCCGGTACTGCTCCGCGACGATTCGATCAATGAACTTGTAGTCATTGGTCTTTACCGCAAGGCCTTTCCATAGAGAGAGTGGTGGCACGATCAACTCCTTTGTAGCTGTTTGGTATTTATCGTGCCAATAAATAAAGGAAAGAGGTCACACATGGCAACACCACTACGTCAACAAATGATCAACGAGGTACGTCTCATGATGGGCGGCCAGATGGTCGATATTGAGCTCGACCCTGAGCATTTTGAAACCGCGGCAAACCTAGCATTTGACCGTTATCGTCAACGTGCCGGTAACTCCATGGAAGAGGCCTACATGTTCCTCAAGATACTCTATGAGGTTAACGTTTACACGTTACCAGACGAGATCGTGCAGGTCCGTCAGGTCTTTCGTCGGGGACTCGGTGAGGTCGGAGGAGGCACGTCGCTTGATCCGTTCTCATTGGCATATACCAACCTTTATCTGTTACAAGCTGGTGCAGGTGGCGGTTACACGGCAGGTTTGCTGACATACGAGCTGTTTAACGACTATCTCAAGCAAGCCGGTAGGATGTTCGGAGCTTACATGAACTTTACCTTTGATCCGGTGACCAAGAAACTACAGCTGATACGCAAGCCCACCGGCGGCGAGACGGTGGTCCTGTGGGTCATGAAGGTCAAGCCAGATGACCAGATCCTGCAGGACCCATACATACGGCCGTGGATACGTAGCTATACCCTTGCTTGGTGCAAACAGATGTTGGGCGAAGCTTACAGCAAGTTTAGCACCGTGATTGGTCCGCAGGGCGGAACGACCCTCAAGGGCAACGAGCTCAAGCAAGAGGCTGCTGGGATGATCGAACAGCTTGAGAAGGAACTGGATCTCTACATCGATTCGTCCAGCCCACCGATGATCGTCATCGGCTAATAACGGTTGACTACGATTTAGTTCAATGCTATTCTCTACCAAACGATAGGAGAATCGCATGGAAGAATACGCACGAGATCTGGTTGTATATGTTTTGCTGAGGACTGATCTGCCCAGCATGAATCCGGGCAAGGCGGCAGCGCAGGTGCACCATGCCGGTGTGCAGATGATGGGCAAGCACGGCAAGCGGCAGCTGGTGCAGGACTATGTGAAGGATGGCATCGCCCAGGGTGCGGTTTACTTCAACACCACTCTGGTGCTTGGTGCAACCCTAACCGACATCATCCAGCGGGGACAGGCTGCAGGTGCAGCCGGCGACGACGTGGTGGTATTTAACACCGTGACAGACCCTAGCTATCCGTTCTTCGTTGAAAATGCCGAGGTAGCTGATCTCATTCCAGAGACGGTTGCCAAAGCGATCAAGAAGATGCCAGACGGTAGGATCCTCATGGTTCGTGAGGAAGTCACCTGTGCATGGTTTGTAGGGGATCGCAATGACGTTCGGTTCCGCTGCCTGTTCGACGGGCTTGATCTTCACCCGTAGGCGTCAAAGATAGCGCGGATACCACCATCGGTCAGCTCTCGGCTGCCGATAGCAGCATAACGACCGTGGGGGACCGGAGGGCGTTCAATCTCCTTCCAGGTCTCCCACCATTGCATCCACTTGTTTGATGCCATGTCGTAAAAATAAAGCTCACATTCGATCAGATCGCGGCCACCATACCAGCGATCCACATACATCTGGCATGCCCAGGCAGTGCCTCCGGATATCTTGAGAACACTTTTGTCGTCCGCTACTAGATTAGCAACCGCATATACCCTCTCGGCCCATCTAACCTGGAAGTAGTTGCGCTTTAGCAGATCGTTTACATGCTGCTTTTGGCTAGGCCATTTTCTTTTCATGCTTTTAGCCGCAATGGCCACATGCTGATCGGCCTCATCTAGTTCAAGCCGGGACAGCTTTTTAGCATGCTCGGCCTCGACGGACGAATGCCCTTGGAACGTAAAATGTATCAGCTCGTGTCCGCGATCCACGGCCATGAGACCCCACGCATGGTCAGCGCCCTTGGCGCCTCCACTGAAACATATGTTGGTCATTGGCTCAGGTGGTGATCTATCTTTGCGCGAAGATCGTCCAGTGTTCCGTCATTTAACAATATCTTGACGTCCGTTACACCGATCCACTCGTATTCACTTGGGTGTACATCCGGATACACGGTCTTCATTAGCTTCTTGTTTTTAATGGCAGTGTATTCCCATACCGGTCCCGGTTCTCTCTTTACCCACCATATCTCGCCGCCCAATCGAGTTATCATGTCTATTTCGTTTGGAAATCTAACATCGGTAATAACGGTTGGTTTGTCGGCACCATCGGTTAGCCGTTTTTCTAGGCTGTTTATCCAAATGTTCTCGTTGAAATTATTTCGAAGGACATCGGTTCCTAGATACTGCAACACCCATCTAGGAGTTACCTGTTTTTGCAGCTTGTTTGACCAATATTGGTCCGGAATCTCTCTCCACTCCCTGCTCTCGACGGTGTCGCCTTCGAGCAAATGCCGTGGCCACGAAAAGATCGCCGACACGGCATCCTTGAGAGAGCTTGCAAAACTTGCCGACTGATAGCCGTGACTGCTTACCAGATGATCACCGACGGTCCCTTTGCCGCTGCCGATGAATCCGACCAACCCGATTAGATGTTTCATCATGATATGATTTTATCGCAGAGGTAAGATGATTATCAACATATCCGCGAGACGAGTTTGGAAATCAAGCTGGTTTTTACCATGGGCTGCTAAATATCGACGCAACACCAATCTCAATGAGGTAACAAATGGCTATTTTAGTGTCTCCAGGCGTAAGCGTTACCGTAACAGATGAAAGCCAATATGGCCCAGCTGGTCCGGGAACTGTACCCTTTATCGTAATCGCTACCAAGCAGGACAAGCTGCAACCTGGCAGTGCTACCGCTATTGCACCGGGTACCACAGCAGCCAACGCTGGTAAGCTATGGTTGATCACCAGCCAAAGGGATGCTTTGCAAACATTTGGTAATCCGGAGTTTTATAGCTCGGCAGGAACCGTTCAGCAAGGAAATCAGCTCAACGAGCTTGGACTTTTCACGCTCTATGAATACCTGGGTATTGCTAACCAGGCATACGTTGTTCGCGCAGATGTTGACCTCGGCCAGCTGATTCCGACATCCATCGAACCAACAGGACCGGCGGTATCAGGACAGAATTGGCTCGACCTTAGCGCGTCGACCTTTGGCATATTCAGAAGCAACGGTAATCCAAATCCGGCATTCAGCTGGCAGCCTCGCACTCCGCTAGTGATCAACTCTGATCTAAATCTGGAAAAGATAGTTCAAGGCGATGCCGCAACGAAGATCACCAGCGGTTCGACGAGCTGCATCACCGCAAACGGAAACCTGGTGATAAATGGAGTGTCGCTTGCACTAACGGCA